TTGGTTAGGTTCCTCGACAACCTTCATCCATCCGTGTTTTCGTGTCGGTAGCCAGAAGAATTCAATTTCCATTAGCCCACATCTCTCGCATGTACGAACCCATCTATTGTATCCAATATTAGTGAAAGAAGCATCTAAAAAGCGATTATATTTCCATTTATGCTTGAATTTGCATAATATTTTCATTTCCATTCTGAACACTTATGCTCCTTTCCTTGCCAAGTAGAACATATCACGTGTTTCCTGATGTTCTTTTTTGCCACCGCCCATATTCACAATCGCAAAACGGGAAATACATCGTTCCTGGCCGCTCCTGTGTCCGAATTGTTCCGTACTCATCGCACTTGTCGCATTTTTCTACTTTAATTTGGTTTTGAACTATAACCTTTGCCATTATTTCATCAATTCCTCTACATCCGCAATTCGGTCTCGCCATTTTAAGTCAAGGTCCTCCTTTAAGAAAATCCTTTCGGCACTCTGGACAACAAATACTGTCGCTCGGATACCACCAACATTTATGCACATTACACCAATGCTTGATAGGCGACGGTAATGCTCGATTGGGTAAAAAAGGATCCCCCAATTCTTCGACTGATAATCCAAGCATTTCTGCTATCATTGCCTGGTTTTGGGGTATGTCTTTCAAAACCTTTTCTTCCTATTCGTCTTTACTGTTAGATGCTGAAATTCGCTCTTTCACCATGGCTCTGTAATTATCCTTCGCCGCACATCGGCAGCAGACACAATATTCACCCATAATTGCACCTAGTCTATAATAAGTGTTTTCATTGTACATCTTTTTGCATTTAACACAATAAAATGTAAGGCCCATCGGAACTCTTAATCCTCCTTTGATACGTTTTCACGTCATCGGTTAGGCTGTCATCCATGTCCGCCCCTTTCTCCGATTAAAAAACCTACGAATAATCTTCTTGTCGCTTGATATACTAACCCGCTCCGAAGCCAGCAAGAAATAATTTGTGGCGTGTCTGTAATGATCGGGGCCTAGTTTTTTGTACCTATATTCATTCGATCCTGTATCCGTGTCTTCTTGGAGAATCTTCGCCATTTTCGTCATTTGCGTTACATATTCTTCAACGGCATCGGATCGTCTCGGAATTTCCAGCATCCCGGGGCTTGTCACTAGCTCATGGCTCGCATCGCAGATTTCCGTCCTGTTTACAGCAATGCTTCCGTTGGCTTCATCCCAGGCCGCTTCTCTTCCCTGATGCTCTTTGTACTCACACAGAAACACCTGGTAGTCTTCCGATTTCTGAAATTGCCTGGCAGCCCTGGTTTCGGGATACATATCTATGACGGCGCTTTGAACGTTAAACTTCGCAGCTAAATCGTGTACGTCGTCAAACGACTCAACCTCTATAACTTTTAGGATTTTCTTAAGAGACCTATTTGGCCGGCTACCGATCACAACCGTAAGGTTCTTGCCGACATCAACGCCCATCGCCGTGGGATCTTCTGAATTTACCGCCATGGGGTCTTTACTACAGCAGGCCCAAACATCGTTCTTTGTCAATCGATTCTCAGCGGCAATGTATGCCATGCCTAGCTTTGAATTATAAACCTCGGCAAGATTTCCGTTAGGCGGGTCTCTGAATAAATTAAGAATCTTTTCCGGCCGAACGTAAATAGAATTAAGTTGACTTATCCACCAACCGACAAAATCCCTATTCTCATATCTTGACACCCAATTTCCGTCTCTTGGATAAATTTCCTCATGACACTTCCTGCAGCCCCGAAACGCCGTTCCGTCTGGTCTCTCTAAGATGCAATCGGGGAATTCAAGCTCAAGGCAGGTCTCGGTACCACACTTTTTACATTTTAGCATCCAGACCCGTTGATCGGATTCTTGGTAAATCTTATCCACGCCAAAATCGGGAATTGTCGGGGTCCCTAAATGCATTTCTTCCTGAACGCTCGAGTGGCTAATTCTTTCAAGCGCCAGCTCGACCATCGCATCGTCCATTTCGTCCCGCTCATCAAATACTATCCGGTCTACCGGCACTGTTTTTAATTGACTTGAAGACTTTTTGGTGCCGCCAACGGTCTTTGTGACCCTGGCGCCACGGAGATACAGAAAGGCGTTGCCTACTTTCTTAATGTTTTTGGCATCGGTGTCCCTAACGTACGCCCCAATACAAGAATTGTTGGCAATCAGAGGATCGAACCTCGCTTTTGAGAAGTCACTAACGTCATCCCTAGTTGGAAATAAATATAGCGCCCCTTTCAGGTAATGACCGTAAATCAGGCCGTGAAGAGTTTTCAATACCCATATTTCGCTATTATGAGTTAATATGAAACTCTCAGATACGCAAAATAAATGATCTGGACTATCCACAACTATGCATCTTACAGGAACAGACGGCACTGGAAGAATATCAATAATATATCTACTATTGGTTTCCTTCGGTCTTCGGATTGGCGTTTGTCGAATATACTTCCTTCTGAGATTGGCGACCCTGATGCGATCGTCTGGTCTGAAATATATTTCCCATCTAGTTGTCGGGGGGCTTTGTCTTTCTTTTCCACCATATCCTTTTTCGATGAGACCTTCATCATACGAATACGCTTTCCAGCCAAGCGACTTGATAAGGCCACATACGTCCCTAATCAATGCTTCGTTTGTATTATAAAAAAAGGCACCCCCGCTTTTTTCTATATGGCCATCGCTATCGATAAGCCCTCGAAGAAGTTCCAACCTTTGAGCGTAACTAGCGCGTAGATATTCTTCCGGAACCCGCTTATAAACCTTATCGGAATCTGCATCCCAAAGACCAAGTTGTTTGATTTGCGATATAAGAGTGACACCGCGCTTCTTAATACTTATCTCGCGTATGTGCTTTAGCTTTTCGTCTTTGGGCGTATAAAAATGGCAGCTATATCCCCTTTTCTCTAATATTTTTGCGTACTCTGTAGCATCCACGTCCCGCGCTGTTATGCGTCCGTGCGCAACCGCGCCATCCCCTAGCCACAACCCCAAAAGATACGGATCTACGAAAAGGTCTTTTTCCGGCAAGACGATGGGCCTCACAACATCCACCGCATAGCGGGCACGTGCCCCGCTTCGATATCGAACCTTTGGGTAGATCCGCGCCGTTGTCAGTGTATGATAAGAATTGTACTTAACATTGCGAACACGCCATTTATGCTCACCGTCCGCTACAATTTTTGTTCCGTCAGAGAAAATGACTTGATAGCAATCTTGTTCATACCGTATCGGGGAAACCGCCGTCACGTTGCATATCTGCCCTTGGCTACCAAACACCGCATCGCCTACCTCCATATCGCCCATGCACTTAAAACCATCTGATGTCGGAACGGGCTCATTAATGTCAATAGCCAGCCCCATCTGCGCGCCCTTAATAGCGACCTGCTGGGGATGATCGCACTCCAGTATGCCGTGCTGATATATGTGCCCCTTCAGACTCCATATGGAATGCCCGAGGTTTATTTTATTAAGGTCCAACCAGGAAACGCAACTCTGCGACGCTGCATAGAGAAACATTTCCTCTTGGGTTAATTCTGTTTTGGCGGCCATTATTTCTTCTTTTTGCGAGGCTTATGCGTGCCTTTAATCGTGCCTTTCTGCTGACTGGCGTAGAAAACCTGCTTGCCCTTCTTCTTGCCATACCCGCCCTTACTTTTCGGACGCTGCATAGCTTTCTTTATCTTCCGACCTTTTTCTGTTAATGGCATACCTATTACCTCTCGATTACCCCTTCACATCGCCCATGAATCAGATAGACCCGCTTCTCCCCGTTATGCCCATTTGAGAAAAATGCAATTTTCTAAAATCCTCCAGATGGTATTTCGTAGCCTTTAATTCTTGTGTTGTAGCGTCTTTTTCTGAATACCCTAGAACTCTGACAAGCTCATCTCTAAGCATTTCCGCCCATCTTTTTGGAAGCGAAAGTGGCTTAAATCCATCGGGCACAGGAGACCCGATCCCGACTTCAATTTCTTTCCAGCCCCCTTCTATCGGCATAGACAAAGCATCACCATCTATGCTGTTTCGGATTGGGACTATCTCCACCAGGTTCCTATAGTCTACCTCATGAACAACAATTTTTTGTGTGATATCGCCATACATTATTTGTTTTTCCTTCCGCAGTAAGGACAATATTCGCAGGACTCCTGATTTATCCACTTCCATTCTTCTTTCCCGGAATCTTCAACCGACAAAAGCCCTATCAAGACAAATCGGTGCCCGCAGTCGCATTCTATTATTGGAAATTGAACCGAGAAGTCTATTGCCACTTGTTTAGATGTTTGTTTCTGTTCCGAACTGTCCTTTAGTATCGGCTCCACGCTTCCACCTTCTTCACGCCCGCAACAAATCTCTCAAAGTCTTGCCGGCACCGAGATTGAGAACTGTACGCATTTCCGCTTTGAGCACGCACTTTCTTGTTGTAAACAATCTTCCAGTGCCACAATCCCCGCCTTATCCAATATTCTACTTTGTACACTTAATCCTCCTTTTTTCCTTCCAGCACTCCGTCACACTTGCCTCCATCAGGTTGCGCCATACCGCATATTCCATTTACTGGCTCGCCTCCCCAGGACTTCCGCCTACACTTCGAACACTGCAAAAAGCTCGCGTCTTCCCGAAGGTAGGCGCGTAACTCAAATAAACTCTGCGGAAGTTCTATCTGGATTGTATCCTTCCTAATAGACCTGAACACACGGTCACTAACAGCGACAATTTCTCCTTCTACAAACGGCATCCTCTGTCTAAGAAAAATCTCTGCCTCAGATCCCTCTCTTGCTATTATGAATTTCATCTCACCCCCAACTGCCTGTTCTTGGAATACGATCCGAACAAACCGCTTTCCTCCACCTTTTTTCTCCTGGCCGGCTTGGCCGTCTCAGGCTTCTCTTGATCTTCCTCAGACATCGTGCTAATATCCTCGGCAGTGTCGGGCTTGATGACCTTCAACTCTTCGAGGCGCTCCTTGTTTTCGGCGTGCTGCTCAGAAGAAATGCTCTCCTCAAGCGCCACGCCCTCAGCAAGGAATCTTTTTTCCATGCCAATATGAATAGTGTCGGTCCCACGCTTCCATGCCTTGGTGTCATGCCGCACCATATGTAGTTGCCGATAGCAATCCAGCAAATACCAACCGACCGCCCTTTCTAACCTCTCAGCTTCCTTCTCAATCTGCGCCCAAAGATCTAGGTCTTTCGCCTTTACATAAATATGTTTTCGTATTCCTTCCATAGCTCCTCCCACGTTGTGTGATTAGCGTGTGATTAGTGTGTGAAGAGAATGTAACCATTAGTCACACATTGTCAACACAGTGTGTGAAGAAAGTGGGACTATTGTGGCCCTATAATTTTGGGGCCTTTGAACATTTCCTATGGAAAGGGGAGGGGTATATATATAATCGAAGACCCCATGTCCCATGCCTACCCCTCGCTGCTCGGCTCAAATAAAAGCATGCTTTTTCCCCTGGGGGCCGGCGATCCCGGGGAGTTTCGGGGGAGGGCCGGCTGTGCTAACGTCCTATAAGATATATTCAGTAAACAGTTTACCTTGACAACTTTCTTCTGGTGGTGTATACTTATGGGCATCAATCAACCCCCAAAAAGAGGAGAAACTGCCATGTACATCGACAAAGAAGACAAAGTTTACTTAATTGATGAGTACACCAACAAGCTGACGCCTATCAAGCGGCTTGCTGACGAGTTCAACGTCACCCGGCAGGCGATATACAAGATATTCAAGCAAGAAGGTGTGGACACCAGCAAACGCAAGATTATGATTTCTTGCGATGCCTGCGGTGATTCTTTCCCACGCCACCGCTGCCTGATCAGGAACCAACGCCACCATTTCTGCTCCACCAAATGTTACACTGCATATCTGAATGCCGGCAAGTCGCCTTCTATATCAAACCGGCAAGGGCAGCGTGTAGCTCGAAAGAAAGTCTCGCTATACCACCATTTCAAAGAGCATGAGGTAGTGCATCATAAAGACCGGAATCAATTGAACAATATGCTCTATAACCTTGAGGTGTACGCAAACCAAGGAGATCATATCCGCCACCATCGCGGTCTCAAAGAAATTAAGCCGGTGTGGCGGGGGTCTGATCCATATTAATCTCCATCCTCCCCCTCATCCTCACGTGCCGCATCCAGGACGCTCTGCGAGAGCTCCCCTGTGAATTTCTTCAGCAATTCCGCGTTCTTAGCGGCGGCGGCGTGCAGGTGGGCCACGTTGGCTGTGGACTCGTTCCGCTCCAGTCGAAGTTTGTCGTATAAGATACCGAAAGCAGTAGTCTTTTGTAGGCCCGACATGGATTTGATAGAGTCCTGGTCAAGGAAATAGAGGACTTGTGCCTGTTTGGTTTCGAGGATAGTGGCCTTGTTGTTCTTGAACAATTTCAAGGAGTTAGCGCTTAGTATTCCATGTTTTTGGCAGCGTTCGTGGACGGCCTGCTTTGTGATACCCAGGATTTTCCCGGCTTGTTGGTATGTAAGGCCCTTCCCGGAAATGAGTTCGACTATATCTCCGAGGGGGATATACTTTGCACTGGATTTACCTATGTCAGGGGTGTCAGGATTGATGTTTTCGAGTGGATTCTCTATTTCCTGAACAACGGCGGGTAAGTTCTCCATATCATGCTCTCAGAGATCTTGCAGATTTGAAAGTCTAGACGGTAGGCTATCTAGAGCTCCATGAATCTCAACGAGGCGCTCTTCTACCGCGGCTATTTGCGTACGCATACGGTCACGCTCAATCATGTTGTGCATCTGGCAGAAAAATAGAGCCACTAAAGCTATGAAAATTAGAAGTAATAGCCACAGATAATCACGCATTTAACACCCCGCTCTCAGTGTGTGGATGCCGCATTCTCCGCCCTGTTTGGCGGTTCCGGTCCATCTGCCTGCGCGTTCGGGTTCAGTTTCGTCTGTTTTGCGAGTACAGGGGGTACAGCCCAGGGATTCATAGCCCTCTGCATACCATGGATGCACGGGGAGATGACGATACGCAGTGTATTTCCATATGTCGGTAGCTGTCCATGCTTTGAGCGGGTTCAGCTTAAATAGCCCGGGAAATGGCATGTTGGTTTCGGTTTCCTGGAGATCTCCCCGGCATTCGCCCTCGTCTGCTCGCCGGCCGGTGATCCAGACGCCTAGCTGTAGATCCCGAATAGCCAGCCAGGTCGGTTCGACTTTCAGGCGCCTGCAGCATTCATCGGGGTTCGTCTTGTAAAGATCTGCTGATACTGTTTCAAGTTGTCTAAAGACGTGGACAGGAACCCCATATCGCTCTTCTAGGTCTCTTATAATCGCTGCGGTTTCCGGGGGCTTGTGGGGGGTAGTCACGCAGAAAAAGAGCGGAGTAAATAGAGCTTGGAGTGCTAGATCAGGATACATCCAAGACAGCCGCGGTTGCGTGACAAATTTCACCGCCTCACAAGATAAATCCATCAATACAACAGAATCCTTTCCCCCGGATACAGCCACGCCTACACGATTATCCTTTTGCAGTGCGCCCGCGATCAGATCCCGACTGTGTTTCACTTTTTCGTCGTGTCTCATATTGCCTCCGGAAATACATGCATACTAGATGGCTTTCTGCGTGTCAACATAAAAATGAGACATGATGCATTTGTGTATCGATACATATGTGTCCCGGACAGTTGTGTATCATATTTCTTTCTTGATACAGTTTTGGTCGGTGGTTGCTGGATATTCTCATTTTCAAGGTGAATGTGTCTCATATTGTTACTTGATACATGCCTATTTCTGACATATTCCACATGCAGAGATTGCCGGTGTTTCCTTATGATTTCATTTTTTT